TACTGTAGGAGCAGATGTTAAAGTTAATACAAGTAGTGAAAAATATGCAAGTTGGAATTGGAAAGCTAATGGAGGAACTACTTCTACAAATGATGAGGGAGATATAGATTCTACAGTTCAAGCAGATGCTACAGGATGTTTTTCAATAGTTACTTATACAGGAACTTTAGATGCTTCAGGAGTACAAACAGTAGGACATGGTTTATCTAAAGCTCCTAATTTTATTATAACGAAAGGAGTGGGTTTAGTTTCAAATTGGTGGGTACTTTCAGATGGACAAACTAGCTGGAATTATGGAATGAATTTAAATACTGGTGATGGTTCAACAGATAAATCTGGTAATGGTTCTATGTCTGCTCCTACTGCTGATGTATTTAGTACAAACTATACAGATGGTTTAAATGACTCAGAAGGAAATGTTGCCTATTGTTTTGCAAATTGTGATGGATATATACACTCAGGTTCATATGGGGCAAATGCTGATTCAGATGGACCATATATTTATTGTGGGTTTGCACCAGCTTTTGTTATGATAAAAATGAGACCTTCTGGAGATCCCTTTGCTGTATGGGATCGTGTAAGAGGACCATTTAATGTGGTAGATAATATATTGTTTCCAGGCACATCAGGTGCAGAATCTACAAATGCTTATTATAATGTAGATTTATTAAGTAATGGATTCAAATGTAGAAGTGGTAATGCACAAATAAATCATACATCTTATGATCCTTATATATACTTAGCAATAGCACATAACCCATTTAAATATGCTACAGCCAGATAAAGGAGAAAAACAATGTGGGCATTAGTAGAAAGTGGAACAGTCTCAAGAGTTTATAATGAGATGCCTTCCAAAATAACAGTATCGAATAGAAATTACGATCGAGAACAATTGAAGTTAATGACAGATACAGAAAGAAAAGCTATTGGTGTTTTACCTGTCACAACTTCAGGTTCTCATTTAGACCAAAGATTTTACACAGAAAAGAATGAAGCTTTTGCTATAGCAGGTGATGGAAATAGTGTTGTAAGAACTATAGGAGAAAAGGCAGCAGATAAAAAACTAACAGATACCAATGATGTAGATGAAAATAATGATCCTATTTTAGATGACCATGACAACCAAACTATTAGTTTGGGGATAAAATCCCAAGCTAAATTAAAAGCAGACCAGTCTGCTCATGGTATGATAAAAGGATTTGGCTGGCTTATGCAACGCAAGGTGTCTGCTGATAAAGCAATTCCTAGTGCCGTTACAACTTATATGGCAGCAATTCGCACTGACCATAAAGCGATTTGTGATGCCATAGATGGGGCTAGTGATTTAGATGCTTTTATAGCTTTGCATACTAATACTTATGATTCGGATGGAAAAGTCGATGTGGTGGCTAGAGTTAATCGCTGGACAGATGATTACGAAATAAAAAAATATAGGAGATAAAAGTGCCTCTGGCTCGTATTGTATTCAAACCTGGCGTGAATCGTGAGACCACTTCTTATGGGGCCGAAAATGGTTGGTATGATTCTGACCTTATTCGATTTCGTAAAGGACGCCCAGAGAAAATGGGCGGTTGGTCACGGTTAAGTAGCACTGCTTTTGAAGGAACGGGACGTTCTCTCCATGTATGGGCCGCTTTAGACGCCTCTAAGTATATGGGTCTGGGAACCGAGTATAAATTTTATGTTGAAGAAGGGGGAGCGTATAATGATATTACCCCTGTCCGTAAAACGGTTACTCTGGCCAATAATGCTTTTACTACTGATGCCGCTGCTTCAGGAATTATTACTGTTACCGACGCGGGTCACGGTGCGGTACTTAATGACTTTGTGACTTATAGCGGAGCAACTACTTTTGATGGCTTAACAACTGCGGATCTAAACAAAGAACAGCAAATTACCCAGGTTATTGATGCCAATTCCTATAAAGTAGACACGGGAGGAATCGCTAGTTCCGGTTCGGTAGCCGGAGGAGGTTCAGTGATATTGGCTGAATACCAGATTAACACAGGCTTAAATACCGTGGTTTCCGGAACAGGTTATGGTGCCGGTTTTTGGGGAGGCGTGGTTGCGAGTTATTCGGCTACGACTTTATCTTCTGGTATTAATGACTCTGTTACTTCTATTCCTTTGACCGATGCGAGTGACTTTGACACCGCTTCAACAACCCTTGATGGCACTATTACTGTTTTTAGTTCTTCCATTGATTTGATTGATGCCTCTTCCTTTCCTGATATTGGCACTATTAAGATAGGTAGTGAGTATATTCGTTATAAGACAAAAACGGATAATACTTTATCGGACCTAAGCCGGAATTCTGATGGCTCGACCATTGCTGGTCATACCACTGGTGCTGCCATTACTTTTGTTGGCCTTATTAATATTGAAGATGAACTTATTCTTTATACCGGAAAGACTACGAATACTCTGGACGCAGGCGTGGTACGTTCAGCTCGCGGGACAACGAACGTTGCCCATTCCAGTGGAGTAGTAGTCAAAGAAGCTAATGATTTTATAGGATGGGGGAGTGCTGCTTTGACAACCGCCTCAACAGGACAGAATATCCGTTTATGGTCCCAGGACAATTGGGGAGAAGACTTGGTTTTCAGTGTGTATGACGGAACACCGTATTATTGGGATAAAACCCTTGGTCTTACTGCTCGCGGGACGACGCTTGCTTCTCAAAGCGGATCTTCGGATGCACCGACCATTGTCAGGCGTATTATGGTTTCCGGTGCGGATAGACATATAATTGCTTTTGCGTGCAATGCTCAAGGAGCAACGACGCAGGATTTATTAATGGTGCGATGGTCTTCACAGGAAGCTCCTTTTGATTGGACGCCAACTGCCACCAATACTTCAGGGTCACAGCGTATTTCTTCCGGTTCCGAGATCATGGCCGCCCAGAAAACCCGCCAGGAAATTTTAATCTGGACCGATGCTAACCTGCACGCTATGCGTTTTGTTGGCCCGCCTTTAACTTTTGGCTTTTCTTTACTGGCAAGTAATATTTCTATTGTTGGTCCTAATACCGTTATAACCATAGGTGACCGTGTATTTTGGATGGATAGAGAGAACTTTTACGTCTATACGGGTCGTATGGAAGTTATTCCGTGTACGGTATTACGCTATGTCTTTGATGATATCAACCTTAATCAAAGCTTTAAATTCTTTGCAGCTTCCAATCGTATGTTTGATGAAGTGTTCTGGTTCTATGTTTCTTCTGGTGTAACCGAGATTGACCGCTATGTAAAATTCAATTTTGCTGAAGGAACCTGGGACATAGGAACCATGGTGCGTACCGCTTGGGTCGATTACGGTATTCATGATAACCCCAGAGCGACGGGTGCTTCTGATGGTAATGAATATGTTTATATTCAGGAAACAGGAACCGATGCCGATGGAGAAGCGATGTCGTCTTATATCCAATCGGCTGATTTTGACTTAGGCGATGGAAATGAGTTTATGTTTATAAATAGGTTAATTCCTGATGTGGATCTAACCGGAACGGATGCTACTGTGGATTATGTAGTAAAAACAAGGAATTATCCCGGAAGTTCTTTAGCCACTAATTCAACGAATGCGGTTATTGCAACTACCGATCAATCGTTTTTACGTGCCCGCTCTCGACAAGCGGTTATTCGTATTCAAAGTACTACGACGGATGTTGCCTGGACTTTGGGTGATTTACGTTTAGATGTACGACCAGATGGGAGACGCTGATGCCTTTTAAATCAAAGAAACAACGCACATTCTTACAGATTAACGAGCCTGAAGTTTATAAAAGATGGAAGAAAAGGTACGATAACGGAGGTATAAATTTAAACGTTGCTCCTGGAGTATCTATTAATGTGGATCCTCAAGGAATAGAAGCAATGATAGAAGGGGAGACCACGATTCAGGGAAATATTCCTTTTAGCAAGAATCAAGATGCTTCTATTTTAATAGAACAAGAAATAGATGTTGGTGAGGATGGACGCGTTTCTGTTAATCTTTGGAAGACAGAAGGAAGAGGCAGAGGAGTTGGTGTTGAAGGATCATGGAAGTTTACGGGTTGAAGGTAAAGTGGTAAAGAGATTTGGTCATGGAGGCATGAACGGATGTCCTATGGATGGGGCGGTGATAAAGGGAGGCACAAAGATTAAGCCGGAACGCTATACGCATGGAAAAAGGAAGGTAAAAAATGGCAAAACTTCTACAACATAGCTTTGCCGATGCTCCTGAACCTTATGACGCTGTTACCTGGCAAAGAATACTGAGAGATATTGAAATGGCATTGACCTCGACGGAGATGCCGGGAATCGTGGAAGGGCAGGATGAATCCCGTTCTGTAACATGGTTTATGGAATAACATGGCAAATGCTTTCAAAAACATCGCAACTTTAGTAGCTGGCACATCAGATACCACAATATATACAGGGCCAACTGCAACAGAAGCTATTGTCAAAAACATAAATCTGTATAATAATCATAGTGGAACAGTAGATGTGATCGTACAGATATATGATAACTCTGCTGCTACGACCGTCATAGTGAACAAAACAACCATGGCCACTACTGGCGAAACGTCACTCACAGGTCCTTTCGTCCTAGAGGAAAGTGATACGCTTCAATTAAATTGTGCTACCGGAGGAGTCATTTACGCCTTCGCTAGTGTTTTGGAGATATCGTAATGCAAAGAGAAGGACCAAAATATATAGGTGAACCGTCCATTGAAGCTCTCGCGAGCGGACTAGGGACATTAGGTCGTTATGGTGATGACTATATGGTTCATGCAGCGGAAGGCGAGACCGTCGTCCCCGCAGAAATTTTAGCAGCCAATCCCGGATTAAAACATCAATTATTTATGCAAATGCGTATGATGGGTATTAAAGACCCTAATCGTTATGTGGTTGGTAATGCACTGAACTCTATTAACCCTTTGACGGGTCAACCTGAGTTCTGGTTTAAAAAGATTTTTAGAGCTGTTAAAAAAGTATTTAAGAAAGTGGCACCAATTATTGTTCCTATAATAGGAAACATGATCGCTCCAGGAATCGGTGGACCGATTGCCTCGGCTCTTTTGACCAAGGTACAAGGAGGAAACTGGGGAGATGCCCTGAAAAGTGCGGCTATGTCCTATGGGGCACAAACGTTAGGTGCTGGTGTTAAACAAATGCTAAGTACTCCAGGTGGTGGTATAGGAGACCTTTGGTCTGGGATAAAATCAGGAGCCATGGCCCCATGGAAAGCAGCTGGTAATTTATTCTCAGCCGGGTCACAAAATCCATTAGCACAAGGGATTTTTGGACCACGAGGAGCTAATCTTATCTTTAGCGAAGGAGCCAAGGGTATTGCCCCATATACAAGTACCATGGATGCTATTTTCCCAAGCTATAACCCTAGTCCTGGTACAGGAGGATTTACAACAGCTCAAGGACAAATTGTAGGAAATCGTCCGGTAACAGCACAGGAACAATTAATGCAACAACAACGCCTCGCTCTTCAGGGTCCATCCACAGACATTACTCCTGCCCAGGATTTCTCGACTGGAAGTTCACGCGTCGACGCCGGTTATGACAAGACTTTAGTAAAACAATTAGGCACGCCGGCCCCAGGAAGTGCTTTCACAGTAGATGATGCCGGATCTTATGCAGGGACAGATGCAAACAGGTGGAGGACTGGTTCTCGATATAGCCCGGGGGATCCCCCGACAGGAGTCCGTATAGATGGTTCAGTGACTACCGGTGGTGATGTAACAGATGCTGCCCGTCCATCTATCTCCCAATCAGGAGGAACAGGGTTAACTACCGATGCTTCGCAACCAGGATGGTTAGAACGTAATTTAGGTAAAGATGCTGCAAGAGGACTTTATCAAGGTATCGGGAGCGCTGCTATTCCTGCCGCTGTTGCAGGTATTGTATATGTTATGTCCGAAGATGAAGATGAGCCCAATCCCGATGAAAGCCAAATGACACCCCCACAAGTAAAAGCGTGGGATGAGTATAACTCAAATCGTACCCGTGATGACTGGGATACTTGGAAACATACTGATGAAGCCGCTGCTATTCTTGTACGAGCAGGAATTTATGGGCCACAGTATTCTGCTGAAGATGTAGCAAATATTACTGGAGTTACACAACAGCAAGCACAACAGTCGCAACGTAATCTTTATCCGGGTCTGATCTCGCCTTTGGGGAGTGCTTCAGGAGGTATCGCCAGTTTACAAGGAGGAGGCGAAATTGAGGGCCCCGGTACAGGGACCTCGGACAGTATTCCTGCCCGTCTTTCTGATGGCGAATTCGTGATGACTGCGGAATCAGTGCGTAATGCAGGAAAAGGCGATCGCAATTTAGGTGCGGCAAGAATGTATGATTTAATGGAGCGATTTGAAGGAGCACCTGCCTAATGCCTGAAACCACCTACACCTCCAGTACTATTCGCCAGGCCCCATATCTTGAGGATATACAACGCAAGATTTTAGAACAGTCTATGGTACGAGGAGAAACCCCGGTTACAGTCCCCGAAATGCAAGTAGCGGGGATGGATCCTTTAACACAGCAAGCAATTACGGCGGGACAAGGAATTGGACAGTACCAACCTTTCTTTACGCGAGGTGCCGAAACTATCGACACTGGACTAGCAAGTTTACAGGGTCGTGGTGCAGGCATTCCGGGATTATTAACCGAAGCGGCTGATGTAGCACGGACCTCGGCCCAGGTACCAACAACCGAAGCCCTTCAACCCTACTGGGATCCTTACCAGGAAAGGGTTACCCAAGATGCACTAGGTGAAATGCAAAGGCAGGCAGGCTTTGCCGCCAATCAAATTCGTGCCAGGCAAGTGGGTCAAGGAGGTTTTGGAGGAGCACGAGGGGAACTCGAACTTGGAGAATTACAAAGAAATTTATTAGACTTGCAAAGTCGTCGTGTCTTTGAGGATATGTCTAAAAATTTTGGTCAAGCACAAAATGCGTTTGCCAATCAACAAGCGCGCCAACAAAATGTATCACAGCTTTTGGGCAATATAGGACAGACAACTGGTATGGAAGCAGAACGTTATTCTAAAGGTCTTGGATCATTTGGCTCCGCACAAGCCTCATTAGCTGGTATGGGTCAAGGGTTAGTGGGTAATGAAGCAACGATGCTCTCTCAATTAGGGGGAATGCGCCAACGCCAAAGCCAAATAGAATTAGACGCTGCCCGCCAAAGTGAATTACAACAAGCTTACGAGCCTTTCCAGCGTATTGCGTGGACAAGTGATATCTTTAAACCTTCTATTGGGTCCGCAGGATCGGTATTAGGAAGAGAGGTCTCTCCATCACCAAGTCCGTGGTCTCAAGCATTAGGTGCGGGGATGGTTGGCTTTGGATTACAGAATAAATTTTCAAAAGGATTACCTAACCCCCTCTGTAGTCCATACGCCATTATTCCAGTACCCATAGCTTGGGACCACGGACTTGGCGATGGAGCAACCTCTCTTCCTAATGTTGACATTGCGGAACCAATAGAAGGTTTAAAGATATCACTTGTCCACGCAATACGCTGGAAAGGCTCGTAAGCTTGTTGT